TATCGTGCCTCTATAGTGGCTAACCCTGAGATCAATAGTGTTGATCATCTGGCACAGATTATGTCAAACGTGGAGTTCAAAGAATGAGCAGAGAAAATTATAAGCACCTTGCTTTTTTATTCCTACTAGTTTTGGTGGTTTCTATTTTTATAGTTATTAGCCCCATGATTATTTTTGGAATATTGAGTATCGGCGTATTTCTATTTTGTCTACATGTTGTGGTGCTTGGCCTATACTATTTCATCAAAGATATTATTGATGGCTAGTCCTTGGGATTATCTAAAGTCGGTGACGTACACCAAAGAAGACATCATGGCGGATGGTTCTGACTATGCGCCATGGATTGTCAACATTGCGTTGTCCCATCACCTAGACACGGTGGCGATTGCGGCTGAGGTATCGGCTATGCATCGCCTACCGCACCGTATGCAATATGACTTCCTTCTGCACGGTATCCGAAAGCGTAAGCGCTTCTCAAAATGGCCCAAGGTAGAGGAACATCCTGACCTTGAACTTGTGGCCGAGTATTATGGATTCTCTAAGGCGAAAGCCCGTGAGGCTGTACAGATTCTCACTGAGCAAGAGCTGGAAGAAATCCGTGATTCCATGTACCGTGGAGGAGTCTAAAGTATAAATATCTGCGACACACATTATGCATAAGGATAAGAAAAATGAATGTGAAAGAATGGTCGCCAGAATCAATGCTAGAAGTAACGCTCGCTGATCCAGATAAGTTTCTGATCGTAGCCGAGACCCTTGAGCGTATCGGAGTTGCTTCTAAACGTAACAATACGCTATTTCAAACGTGTCACATCCTACACAAGCAAGGGCGATACTTCATCGTCCACTTCAAGGAACTCTTCATTCTGGACGGCAAGCCGTCTACCTTGGATGAGAGCGATGTTAAGCGACGTAACCGTATCGGTATCCTGCTTCACGATTGGGGTCTTGTTGATCTTGTAAAGCTCCCCGACGATGAAGATTGTGCTGACCTGCGAACTATCAAGGTTGTCAAGCATCGAGACAAGGAATCGTGGACACTTTCTACGAAATATCAGATTGGAAATAAGAGTTAAGACACCTCCATTACCACAAAAGCAATTGGTTCTTATGAAGCCCCGATATCACTATCGGGGCTTTACATTTATCCATAAGTATGGTATACTCCGCAATCCCCAGATACACAATGAGTTTATATGACTGAGTTCTATACCAATGTGTTCCGCTATCGGAACAAACTCCTCTATCGTGGATATGACCAAGACGGCAAGGCCGTTAAGAAAGAAGTCAAGTTCAAACCTACACTGTATGTCCAAGGCGGCGATGGCCGTACCAAGTCTATCTTTGGCGACAATGTTGTGCCACAGCAGATGCAAAGCATGTCTGAGGCCCGCAATTTCATTAAGCAGTATGAGGACATTGACAACTATCATATCTTCGGTAACACCGATTATATTGCGCAATACATCCAAGAGAAGTGGCCGGGGGATATTCCCTATGACGAGAGCCGCATCAAGATTGCTGATATCGATATCGAGGTTGCTGCTGATGAGGGTTTCCCCAAACCAGAAGAAGCCCTCTGGCCTGTTGATCTGATCACCCTGAAGCATAATCAGATGGATAAGTACTATGTGCTGTCCCTGTATGAGTGGTCCCCGGACAAAACCGAGATCGATATCGATCCGTCCAAGGTGGACCACCGCCAATTTGATTGTGAAGAAGACCTACTGGAAGCCTTCCTGAACATTTGGAACATGAAGAATTTCATGCCAGACGTTGTAACGGGCTGGAACATTCAGGGCTTCGATATGATCTACCTGTACAACCGTATTACCCGTCTCCTGAGTGAGAAAAAGGCGAAGCTGATGTCCCCGTGGGGAATTGCCGACAAACGCCAGATGAGCACTACATGGGGCAAGGAATATGAGATCGTTGACCTTGCCGGTATCGCTCAGGTTGATATGCTCAAGGTTATCCAGAAGTTTGGCCACAAGTATCTGCCTATCGAAAACTTCAAACTGGACACTGTTGCCAAGAAGGTACTAGACGCATCCAAACTAGACTTTGGGGAATATAAGACCCTGAAGGAGATGCGCCAGAAGAACCCTCAGAAGTACACAGACTACAACATCATTGACGTTGTGCGTGTTGAGCAGATTATCGAGAAAACCAAGCTGATGTCTCTAGTGTTCACCATGGCCTACAGGGCAGGTGTGAACTTCATGGAAACCTTCGGGACTACCCGCATCTGGGACACGATTATCTACCGTGACCTACTACAACGTAACACCGTTGTACAGCCCATGAAGAAGTCCCCCTCTGTCAAGTATGAGGGTGCTTACGTCAAAGAGATCGAGCCGTCCAGCTTCAACTATGTTGCCAGCTTCGACATTGCCTCCCTGTATCCAAACATCATGATTGAATGGAACATGTCTCCTGAGACACTGGTGGACGGCATGGCCGATGTCAATGTGGATTTGTGCCTTGATGAGAACTTCACTGTACCCGTCAAGGAAGGCTATGCAGTAGCGGCCAATGGTGCTCGCTTCCGCAAGGACAAGCAGGGTTGTGTACCTCGCATCCTTGAACAGTACTACTCTGACCGTAAGGACATCCAGAAGCAGCTGGGTGTACTCAAACAGCAGAAAGAGGACATGAAGAACAGAGGGGAGGATACGTCTTCCCTGAGTGCTGAGATTGACCGCCTGTACAATGAGCAGATGTCTATCAAGATTCTGATTAACTCCTGCTATGGTGCTATTGGTAACGCATACTTCCGTCACTATGACCTGCGTATCGCTGAGGGTATCACACTGACTGGCCAGCTCATCATCCAGTGGGCTCAGCTGTATATCAACAAAGTGATGAACAAGGTTCTAAATACTGAAGGCATAGATTATGTCTGTTATGTAGATACTGACTCTAACTATATCGACATGTCCAAGATCATCGAGAAGTTCCAGCCCGAGGACCCAATTTCCTTTATGGACAGTGTGTGTACCGAGGGTATTGCCCCTGCTCTAGAGAAGGCCTTTGAGATTCTGGGTACTCGCCATCGTACATATAAACCTCGTATCTCCATGGGCCGTGAGGTTCTGGCAGACCGGGCTATTTGGACTTCGAAGAAGCGCTATGCCATGCGTGTCCACGACAACGAGGGCGTACGTTATAAGGAACCAGAACTGAAGATCATGGGCCTAGAGGCCGTCAAGACTACCGTACCTGAAGTAGTCCGAGGCTGGATGAAGGAATACATCAAGATGGTTCTGGATGGCCGCAAGGATGATGCTACGGACTTCATCGCCGAGAAGCGTAAGGAGTTTGTGAACCTTAAAGCCGATGAGATCGGAATGCCCCGTGGTGTATCCGAGCTGAGCAAATATATGGTCAAGGAAGATGAACCATTCAAGAAGGGCACTCCCTACCATGCACGTGGATGTCTGGTATATAACAGAGAGTTACAGCGTTCTGGACTTGACAAAACGTACCCAATAGTGTATGATGGTGACAAGATTAAGATTCTGTATATCACACTTCCAAACCCAACTCAGAACAATGTGATTGCATTTCCTGATGAATTGCCAACGGATCTTAATCTGGATCAATATATCGATTATGAAACCCAATTTGAGAAGTGCTTTGTTTCTCCAATGGAGTCCCTCAATGAAGCTGTGGGGTGGACATCTGCGGATCAAACTTCTCTTTCTGACTTTTTTGGATAATATATGAAACATGCTGAACTCGTAGCCAATTTGGCTAAACCCGGATCAGAAATCGTAAACACGATTACTCCTGAACAAGCACACCTATTGCATATGGCCGTGGGTGTCTCTGGTGAAGCCGGTGAGCTTCTTGACGCAATCAAGAAGACGGTTATCTACCAGAAAGAAATCGATCTGGAAAACGTCATCGAAGAACTTGGCGATCTGGAATTTTACATGGAAGGTCTGCGTCAGGGACTTAATATCTCTCGTAATGAGACTGTAGAATTGAACATTAATAAGCTGCTGACTCGCTACCAATCCGGTCGCTATTCTGATCAGCAAGCTCAGGACAGGGCAGATAAATCATGAGTGATAAAGAACACTTTCAATCCATTTGCGATGAAGTATATTCCGAGCAAACCCATGCTCGTGAGAAATGGGGGGATAGAGTTGATCGTGAAGTAAACCGTCCTACTGATTGGATGGCATATATTACACATCATAATTCCCGCTGGATGTCCGGTCAGTTTGCTCCATATACCAGAGATAACCTACATAGCTTTAGAAAAGAAATGATCAAGGTTGCTAATTTGGCCATTACTGCCGCACAAGAAACCGATCTTATTCTGAATGGCGATAATCCTCGCCCCGATGTACTAAAAGACAAATAATGCAATTTACAATCTTCAAAAGTATCTTTGACAATAAGACTAACAAGACTGTTGAGCTAGATAGCTTTGAGGATTTTGAGAAGCTCCTATACCAGCTATCCGAGAAGCCTGCACGCAAACCCAAGAAGGGTGAACCCCGTACTCCCGAAGACGCCATGCTTATCAGCCCGGCTGTCTACAAGGAGGGTGAGAATATCACCCGTGCCAATACAAACGTATTGCGCTGGGACTTTGCGTGTCTGGATGTCGATGACTATGAAGGAACCTTCAAGGAAGTCATCGAGTCTCTGGGTAGCTGGTATTTTGTATGCTACTCCACTGCATCAAGTACCAAAGAGCATCCTAAGTTTCGCCTTGTCTTCCCATTGCAACGCAGTGTAAATGTTGACGAATTGCGCCATTTTTGGTATGCTCTAAATAAGGAAGTTCTGAACATTGGGGACGCACAGACCAAGGACATGGCCCGCATGTTCTATGTTCCCGGTAAGTACCCCGGTGCTAACAACTTCATCTTCAGGAGGCCGGGGCCTATCATGGACCCAGATGCTATCATGGAGAAACATGAATACGATCACACACAGGATTGTGATGACTTCATGGCCCGCCTACCTGCTGACATGCAGGACAAGCTTCTGAACTTCCGTAAGTCCCAGACGGTAAAGAAGGGGCATGTAGACTGGAATAATTATCACCAGTGTAAATACGTAAGCAACAAGGCCGTTAGCTCATATCTGGAAGCTGTGGTGGCTGACACTGGTAAGTATCATGGAATGTATAAGTTCATGGTCTCGGTGGCATTCTCTGCTATCCGTGATGGATATGATATTGACGAGCGTGAGCTAGCTACTGTGGCACGTGCTTTGGATCGTGAACATGGCAACCATTATGAAACCCGCCCCCTGAATAAAGAAGCTTCAAGGGCAATTGAATATGCATATAGGAACAAGGGATGATCGAATACACCGTATACGAAGAGTGTCTAGCTAAGGAGCTGGCCGAGGGGGTCAATGGTGGTAAATGGGATACCCATTACACCGAGGCTCAGAAGGCCGGATGGATTCGCAAGGTACAGTATATCAAAGAACATTGGTTTGATAAGGATACAAAATGAAAACTGTAGTGTTACAAATTATGAGCTGGGATGCCGAGCATACCATGGACAATGAATACACGAAAGTGTTGCGGGTCAGTGATGATGACTTTGCGTTTCTGAAAGAAAAGCACGAGTACTATACAAGCCCCAAAATGGTCGCACGCACACCAACAAAAACCGATATAGTTTATGAGCTTGAGGAGCGTTCTGTCTGGTTGCATGAGGACTTTGAGAATCTGTCATTCCCGCTGACCATTGATGGCGTATTCTGGATTGAGGTTGAATTTGATCAATGAGACTAGTAGGATTTACCGGTGCTGCCGGTGCAGGAAAAGATACCGCCGCTTCTGGCCTTATTGATGCTGGCTGGCAAAAGGTGTCTTTCGCAGACCCGATCAAGGAAGCTCTGAACGCAATGATGGGCTGGAACATGTCTGACTGGTCAGATCGAGAGTGGAAAGAAAGTGAAAATTATCTTACAGGTAGAAGTCCTCGCTACATGGCTCAAACACTTGGGACCGAATGGGGTCGTGATATTATTCATCCAGATCTTTGGATTATTCTAGGTCTGGATCGAGCCCGTGGCCGTGACACTGTGATTCCCGATGTGCGTTTTGACAATGAAGCTGAGGCTATTCGTGGCGCAGATGGCTATCTCATTGAGATTGTCCGGCCCGACAACCCCTTCGCTATTGAAGGTGGGCATGCCAGTGAGGCCGGGGTGGATCGTCAGTATATCACCCATACCATCGTAAATGACGGTGATGTGGGAAAAATGATTTCGGCTGTTGACAAGATCGTATATGGCTAGTATATTCTTCTCAACAACTGAGGAGAGAATCTATGGACTACATTACTACCGAAAAAGTTGCAGAGATTCGGAATGCACTCAAGGAGCGTTTTCCGCATTGCCGTTTTGGGTGCAAGCGCCGTGACAGCAGGGCTCTTTCTGTCTCGATCATGAAGTCCCCTTATGACTTCCGTCCCATCTGTAAGTTTGATTCCCGTACGGAATATGCCCCAATCAATCAGTATTATATTCCTCGTCTGACCGATCAGATTTCCGAGGAAGCGGTTGCGTTCCTGATACTGGTCAACGAGACCATCCTCAATGTGGGTGAGCATTACGATAATTCTGATCCCCAAGTTGACCATTTTGATGTGGCATTCTACTATGACATTAGTGTTGGTCGTTTTGATAACGGACATGTTCAAATTGCTGCCCCCTGTGATCTGGTCAATGCGTATCGTATAAACGAATTATCCCTTGATGAAGCTCAAGCTGTGACGGAGACTGTGTAATGAAGATGAAGCCCTATGATGTCCGATGTGAGCATATGTTCTTCATGGGCGAAGATACCCACAATGCATTTGCTGATTGTGGGTATGAGATGGATGGTGATACACATCAAAAGCGAATTGAAGAGGCCAAAGCTCGAATGCAACAAGCCGCTCATAATGCTCTCGTCGAATATATGAAAGAATTGCAGATTGTGGGTTGACGATCTGAAATCCTCTTGATATAACAGACTAACGATAAGGAGATACACATGACACATTACGTTGTAGTTGAATATGAGCTGGAAGTTTTTAACGATGAAACCGGAGAGTATGATTATCCTTTAATTGAGGTCGAAGTTGCTATTGGTCGTGAGCGTGGAGAGGATGGTACTCTGTACACTATCGGAGAAATTACTTCTGTTGATGGAAATTATGATCTTCAACGTGAAGACGAAGACTTTATCATCGACGAAGCCGCTTCTGGATTTCAATGGAGCTAATTATGACACGTACATATATCGTTGAAGTACACAATACCGACCCCATTGATGGTGAAAATGGTCTTTTGTTCCTTTATAAATTTAGAGGGACCGAAGAGCAGGCATATGAAGATGGGTGGCAGCACGCAAATGATTGCCCGTGTCCTACAGAAGTATACGTGAAGGAAGAATCATGAGCGAACACAGCGCACTACCTAAAATCAGGGGTTTCCATAATGTATACAAGGAATTTCTTCATCTCTATGGCGATGCCCTTCCGAACTCCCTGACGTGGCATGCCAAAATTAAGCTGCACGGGACCAATGCTGGCATTCGCTTTTCTCCGGACGGCACTATTGCCGCACAGAAGCGTACTAGTGATTGTTGGGTTGGAAATGACAATATGGGTTTTGCTGCCTTCGTGGAGCGCAATCGTTCCCTTCTGGAACGTTGGTATGCCGATTATGTCAATATCCATGGCAATGACATTCAGTATGATACTGTTATCTGCGGAGAATGGGCTGGTCCGGGCGTACAAAAGTCCGTGGCAGTATCTCAGATTCCCGAGAAGCAATTCTTCGTATTTGGTATCAAGCATGTTTTTGGTCTGCGGGACGATCCCGAACTCGCTCAAATGACATCTTCCATCAAGCACAAGGCATCTGCCATTGCTCAGTACCTGTACGGTGGTGATATTGAGTCTTCGGAGTTTGATGATGCTGGTATTCACATCCTGCCGGACTTTGGTACGTTCACTGTTGACCCTCGTTTCAAGGAAAATGTTGAGGCCTTTGTCGAGGATCTGAATGCCAAGGTAGAGGCTATCGAGGCCTGTGACCCATACATCCTTGAGAAGTTTGGTATCGAGGGTATTGGCGAAGGTCTGGTGTTCTATCCGCACGGTAGATTGGGTCGTGATGTCTGGTGTTTCTCTCGTGAGTTCGAACGTATGGCCTTCAAGGTGAAGGGCGAGAAGCACGCCGTGAACAAAGCGGGCAAGCCTGCCCGTGTCGCAAGCGCAACCCCTAAAGGTGCCTATGACTTTGCTGATATGCATGTTACTGAAGCCCGTCTTGAGCAAGGCCTACAAGAACTGGGTGGCCAAGCGGAAAAGAAGCTCACCGGCCAATTCATCGGCTGGGTCTGCCGAGATGTAGCTATCGAGTCTGCGGATGAAATTGCGGAGTCTGGGTTGGACTGGAAGAAATGCCTGTCTGGTGTTGTTGCGGCCCGAGCCCGTGAGTGGTTCATGAAGAAGTGTGAGGAGCTATGATTTATAGAAAGACATGGGCGAGCGTCAAGGAGGATGGGCTCTGGTTTTATGATTACGAATTTGAAGGAGTGTTCCTCTTTGGTTTCATTCCGTTATATGTTAATCGTGTGTCTATGGGTAGGCGATAAGGAGATTTGATATGAAGAACATTGTAATTAACGTACAGGAAGAGAACTGGCAGGACGATGGCGGCGCTCACGATCCGTTTGCGATCACTGTCACGGAAGAGGACTATCAGTTTCTGAAGTCCGATGGCGTCAAGTCTGATGACGAAATCGAAGTCATTCTGGATCGGTCTCCGTATGTAGACCTTCCGGCGCAGATTGATGATGTGTTTGTTGTTTGGACGAGCTGGGGCTAATGGGAGTCCCATATCCTAATCACGAGGACCCTGATAAGGGTGCCGTCCTTGGCGGGGAGTGTAACCGCACTGCATGTGTCCAACATGGTGCTACATGGTGGAATAATCGCACTGTCCGCTACTACTGCAAATCATGTGCCATGGAGATCAACAGAGGCTGGGAACAGATGTTTAGTAGGCCCACTTGTGTGGACCATGCCACTGAAGAATACTATGAAAATCTAGAGAAGGAATTGTAATGGCCAAGAAGAATCGTCAAGGTAAAGGTACTGGTGGCCCGTCCAAGGGTATCTACTCCAATGTATCTGCGGCAACCCGTAAGGCAATGCGTCAGTCCTACACCGGCACCGTGACTGAATTGAACAACAAGGTTGATGCTTGGCGGGCTGGTAAGCGGGTTATGCTGACCCTTCCGAACCCGGAAGTTACTCCCGACCAGCCGACCAACAGGCCGTTTATTCGTGTCGAAGCCAAAGAAGTCTGGGGTAATCCCAATCCGCCTAAGAAGAAGGCGTCTACACAGACCTAAATATCTCGGGAGGTATTATGTCCGAGAAAAATGTTTTTGATTTTCTGGTTGAGCTTCTGTGGAAGAATCCTCAACCCAATAAGACTCCGTGGGAGACTGTGTATACTCTCAGTCCCTTCTTCTCCGATCTTAATACAGGTGACATTATTAAGCAATGGAATGTGGAGCTGCAAATTAGTGGCTCCCAACTCCGTGCAATCGGCCTCGAAGACCTTGACATTGAAGGTCATCCATGCTATAATGCACTTATTGTTCCGTGGCTTAAAGAGAGCGACTATGTTGTTCTCAAGGACGGATCACTATTTCAATTTGAAAAAGAGGTTCTACTGAAAAGTCTCAATGAGGGTGATAATATCCCCATGGAAGAGATGAATATGGACGAGCTGGAATCTCTTGCTGACAACCTCATCAACAATAAGCAAAAAGAAACCGCACAAGGTACGTTTGCACAAGACTATGGAATGATGTTGCTTAGCCAAATAAGCTCGTCTGGTGAATTTGTTGAACAGTACTTCAAGAAAGATAAAACATAATGTTCGAGTATCCAGACAACATTAATTACAATTTTACATTGACTGCTCCGCTACAAGGTGGGGGATATATTACCGCAAACAAATACGGATCGGTACACGTACCGACGCCTGATAGCGAGGAAGATTAATGGCCTCACTTGCCGACCGTCTGAAGAAGAACACTACCGTTAAGGCAACAGACACGTTTGGTAAGGTTGACATTGTACGGCGAGAGCCAGCACCGACTGCGGCTCTGCCTCTTAACCTCGCCTTGCAAGGTGCTTTTGATGGTGGTGTCACTCCGGGTATCACCATGTTTGCGGGACCATCCCGACACTTCAAAACAAACATGGCTCTGGTCTGCGCTGCGGCGTGGATGCAGAAATACCCCGACTCCCTCATGCTCTTCTATGATTCTGAGTTTGGTGCCAAGCAGTCTTATTTTGAGTCTGCGGGCGTTGACACTGACCGGGTAATTCATACCCCGATCAAGAACGTAGAAGAACTCAAGTTCGACATGTACAAGCAGCTAGAGGCCTTGGAGCCTAATGACAATGTAATCATCGTCATCGACTCCGTGGGTAACCTTGCTTCTAAGCGTGAAGTAGATAACGCCGAGAACCAGAACAGCGCTGCTGACATGACCCGTGCCAAGGAGATCAAGTCTCTGTGGCGCATCGTAACCCCATACTTTGAGTCCCTTGGTATTCCGTGTATTGTGATCAACCATACATACAATACCATGGAGATGTTCTCCAAGACCGTTGTGTCCGGTGGACAGGGCAACATCCTTGCGGCCAATGACATCATCGTTCTTGGTCGCCAACAGGACAAGGACAAGAAGACCAAAGAGCTAAAGGGTTACAATTTCATCCTCAACATCGAGAAGTCTCGTACTGTCCGAGAGGGCAAGAAGATTCCTCTTCTGGTGCACTTCGAAGGTGGCCTGATGTCATACGCATCTCTGCTAGACATCGCTGTCGAGGCTGGACTGGCAACGCCTATGTCCGGCCCGTGGTATGCCTTCGTTGATCCGGAGACTGGTGAGATCGATGATAAGAAGTTCATGCGCAAAGATACTGTGGATGCTAAATTTTGGGAAGACAAACTCTCAGACCCGAAATTCACGGGTGCTATTGAACGGTTCTATCGCCTTGATGCCAATTCTCTGATCGCCAAAGCAGAAGCGGAGGCTGACGATGAGCATGACTCCTAATGCCGATCTTAAAGAGGGAGTGGATTACGATCTGCTTCCTCACGAAGGCGATGAGAATGCGTGGGCCATCCGGGTGAAGAATGGAAGCTTTGAGGGGCTACTCATTCAGTATTTCAGTATCTCCATCCAAGACAACCCTGACGGCACATGTAACCTTTCATACATTGCTGATGTACTGGAAGGCACTGTACCGGAGACGATGGAAACTGAATACCACCAGTTGACTACAAACATCCTCCATGCTATAATTACCGGCTTCCTTGAAGACTCACCAGAGGCCATAAAATTCGAGGATGAAAATGGACAAGAACTTGGAAACGATGCTTCTGACCCACTTGGTCAAGAGTGAAGCATATACAAGACAAGTCCTTCCATTCCTAAGACCTGAGTATTTCAGCATCGAGCATCGGGCCGTATTCAAGGCCATCTGTAACTATGTGGCAGATTACAACTCGATGCCTACTGGTGACGCTATCGCCATTGAGTTGCAGAACGCAAACTCTACCGCCGAAGTTATCCAGTTGAGTGCAGAAGCATTTGATGCTGAACCTCATCCTGACATCCAGTGGATGATTGATAAGTCTGAGACTTGGTGTCAGGAACAGGCCATGGGTCTGGCCCTGTCAGAGAGTATCGAAATCTATCAGGGTAATGTGAAGGACAAGGATCGGGGTGCTATCCCCAGCATCCTACAGGACGCTCTCGCAGTGTCTTTTGATAGCAGCGTAGGGCATAACTACAAGTCCGACGCTGAAGCCCGATATGACGCTTACCACGCCAAGGCGAACAAGGTTAAGTTTGATATCGAGAAGCTTAATGAAGTTACGAAGGGTGGCTTTGAGGACAAGTCCATGAACGTATTCATGGCTGGTCCCGGCGTAGGTAAGTCTCTCTTCATGTGTCACATCGCTGCTGCCGCTCTGAGCCAAGGTAAAAACGTCCTGTACGTCACACTGGAAATGGCTGAAGAGAAGATTGGTCAGCGTATTGATGCCAACCTGATGAACCTAGAAATGGACGCTGTTGAGCGTCTGGGTCGTAAGGAATACCTTAGCAAGGCACATCAGGCCGTTGCCCGATCTAATGGTGATCTGTTTATCAAGCAGTACCCAACCAGTTCGGCCAACGTGAACCATATCCGGGCTCTGATCGAGGAGCTGAAGCTGAAGCAGAAGTTCGTACCGGATATGATCTGCATTGACTACCTGAACATTATGTCGTCTGCACGACTACGTTCTATTGGTGGTGCGGTGAACTCATACTCCCTCATCAAATCCATTGCGGAAGAGGTGCGGGGTCTGGCTGTTGAATGCGGTGTTCCGATTGTAACAGCCACTCAGGTAAACCGTGACGGCTGGAATAGCTCCGATGTGGAAATGGACAACGTGTCCGAGTCCTTCGGTCTCCCGGCTACCGCAGACTTTATGATGGCCCTGATCCAAACTCCTGAGCTGGCTGACCAAGGGAAGATTCTCTGTAAGCAGCTCAAGAACCGCTACAACGATCTGAACAAGTGTCGCAAGTTTGTGGTTGGTGTGGACAAGGCAAGAATGAAGCTCTTTGATGCCGAAGATGATGATAGTGATGATGTACCTGTCATGGACACTACGGACTTTGGTGAGGGCATGAAAGATTACACAGATTGGGAAATGTAATGGACGAATGTGAAATGGAAGAAAAACTTGCCCACCTTGAAGATTACACTAGTGAACTAGAAACCGAAGTGGAAGATTTAAATGACGAAATTTCTAGATTAGAGTCGCAGATATACGATCTTCAGCGTGACATCGACGAAATGACGGACCTACAACCTCTTGGGGATGTGCAGGATTCACTTCTAGATTTCTATAAAGCAATTAAGCGTGGTGATAGTGGAGGTGCGGAAACAATAGCCGTAGAATTTGCAATGCACCGAGCTAAAATGGATTTAATTTGATGAACGAAGTACTTACATTCAGCCAAGCGCTGGAATTGATTAAAGACGGCAAGCGGGTTTCTCGTTTGGGATGGAACGGAAAGCATATGTTCCTGTTCCTCGTTCCGGGGTCTACATTCAAAGTGAGCCGTGAGCCGCTGCTGTCTATCCTTGGTGAAGGCACTGAGGTGGACTACCATGCGCATATCGATATGCGTACTGCTGATGGAACCATTGTGCCGTGGCTGGCATCCCAGCCTGACCTCCTGTCTGAAGACTGGATTGAATATACACGGATTGATAACCAATGACGATTAGTGCCAAGATTATTGCGGATTCTATTTCAGCCGGAATCCGTATCACTACATATGAGCTGGAATATCCCCGGTTCATCCACGCCGAGTTTATGACACACCGTCTGTTCTCTCGCAATGCTGCATCTAGCCGGGCCATTCCGGTCAAGAAGCAGATTGAGCTGATCAAAGAGAACCCGGCTATGCCTATTCATTGGGGCAAGAATCAGCCGGGAATGTCTGCGGATGAAGAGTGCAATGAATATGTACCGGTTCCATATCCGTGGGTGGACGACAATGGAGATCCCCATTGGGTAGTTGACGGGTTTGGACGAGAAGAGGCGTGGCTAGAGGCCCGTGACCGGGCAGTAGAAGTCGCAGAGGGGTTTGTTCGAGCTGGTTATCACAAGCAGATTGTGAACCGTATCCTTGAGCCATATGCGCATATCAAGGTGGTCTTGACCTCCACTGAGTTTGATAACTTCTGGTGGCTTCGTAACCATCCCGATGCTCAGCCTGAGATTCATGAGTTGGCGAAGCAGATGCTGAAGGCTCTGGGTGAGTCTGAACCTGTTCTCCTGAAGCAAGGTGACTGGCACGTTCCTTATTACAAAGATGGGTTTCTGAAATACGATTATGAATCTGACTATCGTGAGCGGGATCTGAGAGAAGCTATTGCTATCTCGGCTTCTTGTTGTGCACAGGTATCCTACCGCCGCCTAGATGATAGTCCTGAGAAGGCGATGAACATCTATCAGCGTCTGGTAGAGTCCAAGCCTGTACACGCATCTCCATTTGAACATCAGGCTACTCCTATGCCACATGAACCAGAATGGCCCAATGGATCTACCCATGCAACCCGTGATGGCGATCTGTGGTCTGGTAACTTCCGTGGCTGGATTCAGAATCGTCAGCTTATTGGTGATCATACATGTTGGAACTATGACGCAGCTTCCGAAGCATCCGGTAGTTAAATACCTCCTAGCATCCTATCTGTATTACATCCATGACAGTTCGATCATGGAGGACCCCGAGTTTGATGCGCTGGCAAAGTATCTTCTGGATAACCCAGATGTACATGCCAGCCATCCCCATGGGGAGCTGATCAGTAAGGATGACCTTGAAGCGGGTACCCTCTTGCTAAAGCACGAGGAATACCCTATGATACTCCGATACGCAGCTAAACGAATTTGTCCAGAAATTGTTATTAGTAATGAGATAGAATATTGCTATGAAAAAAATGACATGGCAACATTACAGAACAACCGATACTCCGAGAACATACAAGAGCATGAGGATAAATCACGTTCGGGATATTCGGAACTATCAAACTTTTTTGTCAATTAATCCTCTGGGTAGTCGGCCTAAAGATGAATGCTGTGCTGCTGAGGATCTTATAGATTTGGTGCTTTTTGTGTGGACTTATGACCGACCTAAACGATTTTCCGACAAGGCGGTTGTGATAAAATCTGGACCGTCTATTCTCTTTGTGAAGGACGAAGAGACCTTGTGGCAGTGGGATACAACCGGGGGTATTACACGATATATAGCTTCCGAATCCTTCAAATATATTGTGCAGAAATCATGGGATATTATAGTTGACTCGGGCTTATTTAATTGATATAGTTATTTGATAGTATAGGAATTTTTATATCACATGGCATATTATTCTACCAGAATTAGAAGAGCCCTAAAAGAAGCTTTTCCTCACATGAAGCTGAAAGTGACCTCGAATAATGATCCATCGGGGTTTTGTATCGAAATTTATATTCAGTCTGGTAAAGATGATATTGTATATCCGGATGAAGCTGCCAAGAAATATGGATTCTTCCCCGCCACAATTGAAAATATGTCCAACCCAGAATGGATGATGACCGAAAGTTGGAAGGACATTGCTCATATTCGACAAATCGTACAGTCACATTTAGATGCTCGTGAATTAAAATCTGGATCATATAAAATATATGTGGGTGAAAGTCCACACAAAGGTTACAATAAATAAGAGGCGATCATGAATACTAATGATAAGATCAAAGCTATTCTGAGTCTTCGATATTTTGTACCGGATATGTCTTTGACCATTGAATCTGGCATTGCACCTGTCGTGCTTCGGCTTGTAAACGTGTATGTTGGAGGGGATGGATACATACTTTCTGTGTCTGGGTGTGGAGAGACTATGGAAGAGGCTGTAGATAATCTCATGGATCGTCTCACTAGTACCGATGAATATGTCATTGTGGATATTAACATGAAGGATGGCCCCCGTTTTCTTCGATTTGAATGTGGAACGTGGGTTACTAAGCACTATGGATTTTAATAATATTTCGTTTGAGACTCCTTTTGAAAATGAAACTAATGAGACCGAAGTCAAAGCCCGGTTTCGCATTTTCTATTGGGGCATTCCCGGCCCAAGTACAGGCAAGACCTACAAAAAGGAAGTCGCAGAAGCTATCGTAGATACCATCAATACTCAAGGAATGATGGTTGCCCCTTCTCCCCGCCTCAATATTCATTTGGTGGCCGGTTTGGTATCAAATGCCGAGCTTTTGGGTAACGTAGTTTACGCTGACATCACTCTTGTTGATAATGGCATCAAGGCTATCGATAGTAAATTTGAAGACGGTAAATATCGATGTACCGCTGTACTCAACGTCAACGAAACTGAGTCTGATGAAATTTCCATTGATGATGTGCGTGAAGTGAGTCATGTTTACCTTTACTCGGTCTGATTTGTATAAATATACGCATGTCTCTACTACACGATATTACTGATGTTATGATTTCCGAATCTCTTGACAGTCCCTTAGAGATTGTCAAGGGTAAGTCTAAGTTTGAGACAGAGGAAGACGTTGAGAGTCTTCTAGCTGCCCGAGGCGCAAAATCCATTACGATATATCACACCGTTGATCATACGCCTGAGATCGAATTTTATCGTTTTCTATATAAGGGCAAATGGGAGGTACATTTCAATAATGTGTCAGCCGGATTTCGTATTGGTAATTTGTCCGATTATGATGGACACGTTGCTTTGCGCATTCTGGCTACTGTTGTAGATTTGTATAAGACCAAGATCGATAAAAGTCAGGGAATTCGAATTTTTGCTGCGATACCCGAGTTACAACGCATTGCCATTGCATATTTGCGTCGTAATTTGCCAAAGGACATATATACGTATCGTGAGGTAAAGAACTTCCGAGAGATCGGGGGAACACTCATTCCTTTGGTGTATGAGGTTACTCGTGATTCTCGGTCTCTACGTTTAACGCAAGAAAAATATATCGAGGATATAAATGTCTCTCCTTAGTGATATTTCCGAAGCCCTGTCAGATTTTGAGTCTAGTGGTGTTGTGCGCTTGACTCATTTCTCTCATGTTGATGGACTTACTGAAATTGATCCTGAGAAAATGTTCTCTGGTGCTGATCGCAGTAACCGAGAAATCCGTTCTATTACCGGCAAGACTTTTCCTCGTGCATACTTTGGGATTGGTGTGGGTGAAGAAGGTGGATACAGGAAAGAGCGAGCCCTTAAGGATGCTCCTTATGAGTATACGGTAGACTACCCTGCCAAGCGGATCTACGATATGAACATAGATCCGGACGGGCTCAAGGAAGAGATTGGCAAGCAGCAGGACGCCGCCCGTGACGCCCATCCTAACAAGATACTGTCTCCTGATGAGCGTGTGCGTATCATGGATACAGTAGTGCACGCCAAGGGGTACCATGGTATTGCGTTTGATAATCCTAGCTTCGGTCAGTCTTGTTATCTGTGGGTTAAGGTAAAGGTAGAGCAGGTCCAATAATGTCTCTCTTAGATGAAATCTCTGACGTTCTCTATGAGCGTAACTACTTCGATGCCGACAAGGCTGCTATGGTGGCCTATGCCATCGTGATCGCAGAAATCTATGATGCCGCTCCCTCTGTGGATGGCGGGATTAAGTCGTCTTACAAGGCCACTGTCAAGAACATCGATAAGCTATATGATTCCATCGAGAGGAAAATGGGTATTGAGATCATTCCGTCTGAAGAAGACCCGTACGGTTCTGACGAGGAAATGATTGTTGACATTAAGCGCAATAACAGAATCAAGGTCTATACAGGCCACTCCGATCACCCATATTACAGTCCGGAGCAGAACGTAAAGTTCCGGGCAGTGCATGATATCTTCGCTCACTACATCCCACACAAACGCAATGTGGGCAAAGACGATAGGGTCAAGTTCAAGGGATTCGACTTCTCATTCCCCGGTGAACTGGATGCATACTATATGCACAAGAAGTACTCCCCGTCAGCATGTCATCCCGCATACTTCTGTGAGATCATCGGGCAGGTATCCTATCAAGCCGTGACTGGCGAGTTTGGTGAACAGAAGCTGATCGACTTCACTCCTCATGCCGAGATGAATAAGATCGGCAGGCTCAAGGGTAAGGCCAAGCAACGATTTGATGAGATTGTTGCTGCGGTTAAGGCTGGGCAGGACATCCAAAGCCCACTAAAGGTGTCCTTCGAGCAGGTAATGAACAACAAGGCGTTTTCCGGTAAGGGTAAATTCTAATGAAAGCGTTCCGAGAATATACCGAGCCTAAATCTGATGATCCCATCGCAGAGATTGAGAACTATCTGCGTAACTATGACATCGCTACCATGTCGGCCTTTCGTCACGAGTATGACCGAAGCGAGAACCTTGTCCGCAATGCCAAGATGAAGCGTGACTTGGTAAAACAGGGTTTCAAGGTTCTGGAATGTCCCGGCTCAGGATATGTTGAGGATCGCACAGATACTGGCGAGCCCAAAGTAGTTATTGAAGATTCCTTCTTTGTGGTCAACATCAACGAGATAGACTCTGATTATTTTCGTGATATCGTACATACCATCGGCAATAAGTATGAACAGGAGTCTATTGCTGTTGGAGACAAGGAACGGGTTCGCCTCGTCAGCGCAGATGGCACTAGCTTTGTAATTGGCGGTACCGATAGGGTCCAATCTCCTAACATCGGCCCGTTCTTCACTACATATAAGGGAGTTCGGTTTGAGTTCGTTGAGCCTGCTTCTAATGTCACTGAGAATGCGGATTACATGGAAGGCCACTTCGAAGATTTTGCTGACTTTAAAAGGCAACTCAAGAAGGCCTACCGTATTAAGAAGATTGGGTCAGGCGAATTCTCTGATGTGTATCTGGTGCGCCCAAAGTCCATGTCTGGTCTGTTGGTGGGATTCAAGAAGGACTTTGTTCTAAAGATCACCAAAGAGAATACGGATCACAGTGATGTAGATGGTCAGGCCCGGTTTGTGAAGATCGTGAGAGATGACCGGGGACGTAATATGTTGTACCCGATTATCACCCACTTTATGACACTAAACTCTAAGTCTGGCAAAGAGATTGACATCACGGTGATGGAATATCTTGACGTTGATGAGTCCGACTCTCGCACAAGGAAGGCCGCTAGTATCCTTCAGCGATATGCACAACTGATTGATGAACTTGGGTATGAAGAGCCAGACGAAGAACACGAGGATTTCGAAGAGTACGAGAAATTTGTAGACGATCTTGATCATGAATTTAATATTTCTCGTGAAGACCTGCTGGACTTCCATACCACGCTATACCATGACAACGATCTGGCTTATGATGTGGTCCCTCAAAACATCGGATTCCGCAAAGATGGCTCGCTGGTCATCTTCGATCCGGTAGCGTAAAAAAGTTTGAAAAAAATGCAGTAGACCCTTGACTTTTGGGTCAAAAAAGTATATATAGTAATATAAGATTTTTAGAGAGAATTATGTCTTCAGGAACCCAACATATGTTTATCGGCAAAACTCGCACTCCGCTAAGCGGTTTAGCGATTTCGCTCGTCTATGGTTGGGAACGTACGGATAATCAACCCCATGCGTCTAGCCCTGAAGAGGAAGACCTTTTCTAGTAGTACACCACACTGGAAAAATGAAACCAAGTCAGGGCTGCCCATCCGGGTGGCCCTTTTTCGTTCCGAGTGTGGTGTAGTGGTAGCACGCCTGATTGTGATTTAGGAGGGTATGGTTCAAATCCATCACTCGGGACCAACAAAAAAATGCAGAAAGGTAGTTGACTTTAAATTTGCGATTTGGTATACATTAATCATCGGAACTGAGGAGAGACGATTATGACCAATACGGACCAATACGTTGAGCTTTACCATGACCTTGAAACCGAAACCTATGAAGTTTACGTACACGGTAACGACGACTGGGATCATCTCATGGACCTGACTGAACGTGAGGCTTTCGAAGAGGCAGAGTGTATTGCTTCTGAACTGGGAGTTGAAGTCGTAAGAACGTAAGAATAATTGCGGTTTGATATAACAAGATCGTCAGAACTGAGGAGAGACACAGATGAGATATTATATTTTTACTGAAGATGGTCGCTGGTTTATCCGTAATGAAGATGGTACCTTTGGCTCATTCTACTTCGACAGCTTTGATGAGCTGGTGAACTCTCTGGGATAATATGCGGCTGTAGCTTAAGAGGAAGAGCGGTGGGCTTCCACCCCGCTGGTGGGACTTCGAGTGTCCCCGGTCGCTCCAAAATTGTCGGTAGCTCAGTGGTAGAGCAAGACCAGCTATGATGGGTTCGAGGCCCGAAAAATACACTGGTAGGGGATGGCCATGATCAGGCGGAAGCTAAGCCCGTAAATAAGCGCCGTGGGTTCGAGTCCCACTCGACAACGCAATCGCACAGGTTACCCGGAACCTATAGGGGGGAAATCCCTCACCGGGGAGAATTATATGGGTAGATGACGGGCGGGAAATTGCATACCCGCTTGGGTTCGAATCCCAACGAGAATTTCGGGAGTATAGCCTCCATACAAGCTGGTGCAATTCCAGTGGGAATTCTCCCTTAAAGTTTTGACCGTGTAGCTCAGAGGAAGAGCGCTCCCCTGTCACGGGAGAGGTCGGGGTATCGTAATCCCTCACGGTCGCCATTATTAGTGACCTATAGCTCAAAAGTAGAGCACTCGTCTGATAAACGAGAGACCGAGGAGCATTACCTTGTAGGTCAACCAAGTTTGGACCCTTCGTCTACGCTGGCTAGGATACCACTCTTTCACAGTGGAGAAACGGGATCGACACCCGTAGGGTCTACCAAAATACGTGCCGGGTGACAGCGGCTAGGGGTGTCGTGAGCCTCGAAGAGAACAGGCCGTCAGCCGGAAATCACGGATCGCCTGAGGGGTAGGGG